ATGGCAAAGGTTGTACATGTGCATTTGACGCACGGAATAGACGGAACAAAGCGAAGAGATTGGTATTTTAGTAGTATTTCGGCTGTTTATACGGTTTTGACGGCGGAACAGGTGGGTGCGACCAAGAATTATTTGTTACATGCCGGTCTGTCCGGTAATGGTACAGTATGCACTAAAAGGGCTATAATCAAGCAATCTACGCTTATTTCAGGGAGTAGGAGGGGAGAGTAGGTGAATAGATTAGAATGGCATTAGAACGAAAGAAAATCACCATTCGGCAGTTATTCTTGTGGGGGAGACTTATGGTCTCCTTTTTTTGTGCTCTCAGATGGCGATTTCTACATTTGGTGTGACACTTGGAGTGGCAATTTTGGAGGTGGGGATAGTACTGGGGTTAGAAAGTGGGGTTAGTTTTTATAAGAACTGGGGTTAGTAAACATGGTTTTGAGAGGGGGTAGTTGGAAGTATGGTAAAATATGGTTTTTTGAATGATAGGTGTAAAATATGCCTTGATACACCCACCCTAAAAACCACCACCTATAAAAAGCATACATTATTATATAACGGATTATCAGTCCTTTTCAGGCGATTATATGGGGTGGATGGAGGGGGAATACCGAGAGAGGGGAGTCTGAAGGTATAATCGGGGGTATCCTCAGGGTAACGTTTCATGTTCTCCGGATGGTAAAAGTGCGCTCTACCCTACATTTGCATCTCCAGAAGTGTACGCATCCGATGCAGGTTTCCCTTTTTCAAGATTCATTTGGCGAATTTGTTCTTTGAGACGGCCGATTTCTTCCGCTTGTTGGGTTATGGTTTGTACGAATAAGTGTGCATCTGTGGTTTCCTGCTTCTCTTTCATTGTTATGAAAGCATCCCCTGTTCCCATGATGATCCAATCAATCGAAATATTAGGGTATGAATATTTCAGACTTCTGAGTAGCTCTATTGATAATTTCTTCCGACCACTTTTTATGTCGCTTATGCCAGCTTTATTTGTGCCAAGTATGCTTGCTGCTTGTACATAATCGGTTATTTGCCCTTGAGCTTTTAATTCGTCAAGTATTTGAATGAATCTGATATTTTCCTCCATAAAATGAGTTTGGTATGAAAAATTACGCTTAAATATTTTGTAGTATGAAAATCTCATACTATATTTGCATCGAGTTAAGAAATTAACGAGCGGCCAAAGATACAGAAAAGGGTCGAGAATAACGAATTTTAGCACTTAAAGAAAATGAACGAAGAAATCAAAGAATGGCAGACACAAAGCGTGAAGCACAAAGTAGCTTACGTGTTGATGATGGACGGTATCAGTTTCAGATACACTGAAGAGACCGGGATTGTGTTTTCCGCACCTGATTTTTATGTAAAGAATCTTATTCGGCGCTTGATGAGCTGCTACGGCGTGAGTTTGAAACCGATTATAAACGAATTTAAATAAGTGAGATTATGGAAAATAAGAAAATGGATTGCTGGGATTTTGTATTCAGTTTTGTGAAGAACCATATAGACGCTTTGGTACAACAAGCTGACAAGTACACCAAAGAGATGAACGAGGACTATGAACACTTCTTTTGCTGGTATGCTGAAGAGATGTACAAAACACAACGAGAGCTTGCTTGTTACCGCGCTTTGAAAACGGTTTTATCCGTTGGCAGTCATGAGGAAGCAAAGTTGTTTATAGAAAACAAGATAAGCAGTTTGACTGACAGTCTTCTTTCCGGAAGCATTCGCAGGAACAGTACCAGTGCAGCTTCAAATCTGGCGCATACATTAGAACTGGAGATGAAGCAGTCTGTACGTGAGAAGTTTATAATGCTTCTTGAAGTTATAGAGAAAGGTGAAAGTGTTGAAGGATAACGGAAAACCGAGCGTGACAACCCGGAAGGCGTCAAGAGACGGGTGGCGGTGTGGAAAGACACACGGGAGTGTATGGTTCTTGCGCCAGGGTTCGATTCCCTGGACTCCCTCAGATATAGACACTAAAATGAGTGACTTATGAAAAGAACAATCAATTCCACGGAGAAGGGTAAAGATGTCGGTATTTCTCCGGCAGAAGAAACACCCATACCGGGCTTCCCAACTGACTATGAGCAAAGAGTCCGCGAACGGCTTTCTCGAACACCTTTTGCGTCATTAGTGAATGCTTTGAGAAGTGGAACCAGACAAGATCAGCTGTCGTGTATGCTCCAAGTCGAGCGCCGGCTTCTGCAATATCGTCAGGTAGCGTTATGTTGTCGATACACACGCAGTCAATTTCTTGAAGAGATGCAATCGCTGTCAGGGCTGTTTGGATTAGAGGTCTGCTCTTCGCTGATGAGAGAGTATCAGCGTAAGATACCAAGAAAGGCAGTGATGTCGGATTTTGAGGCATAAGTCGGTTATTTTTTTTAAACGCAACAAATATAACGAATTAGGATATTAAAATCAAGTGAGATATGAAGAAGTATATTCATGTAACAAGTGAGGATCGCCAGTTTTTGGCCAAGGCTTTCAACGTAAGCAGCGTGACGGTTTGGAAAGCCCTGCGTTTTGAACAGGATACGGATACCATCCGTAGGATCCAGAAGGCCGCCCGTGAGCGTGGTGGTATTGTAATGGCGGTGGCTCCGGTTATGGAGACACTACACGACCATGATAACGTGATACGCCAATATTTTCCGAACGGCGCATTGTTAGAGATCAGTAAAAACGACAGCACGGGTGTGGTGACTTATAAAGGGGAAGAGGTGAGACATTATGATAATGTGACATTTTCCAATATAGACAGCATCCAAAATTTTGCGGCCGCATTGAAATAAGGAGGTGTGAGTATGGAATTTTTCGATAACAAACTTTGCATATCGTTTCGTGAACTTGTTGATGGCGGAATAATGACTGTTCCGAATTACAAGTATATGGCATCCAGTGGCCGGATAAAGGTAGCACGTCGTGGTGGTGGAGCGAAAGGAAATGGAGCTTTGATTGTTATTGATAGTCTGCCTACCTCTTACAAAGAAAAAGTCGAGGAGAAATATCCTGGTGGCAATGCCGTGCTTTTGCGTGGCTGGATAATATCGAATTACGAGCTTGATCAGGCTGCCGTCGCTTTCTTTATGGATTGGGCTGCCCGGCAGTCCAGCGATAAGGCTTCTGACGAGCTTGCCAGAAAGTATGCGATAAATGCTTCAGTACTGAATACTTGTATCAAGTTGTACAATCGTAGTCGTGATTATCGAAAGTTAATGGGAGAGAAGTATGATTGGAGCATGATGGCTACTACCATTGAGACGCTGCGCGAAGAGTTCGGGCATGATCTGCCGGCGAGTACCTTGCGTTTCCGAAAGAAGGTGAACGAGTACAAGCAGTACGGTTATGAGTGCCTTATCAGTGGAAAGTTCGGTAACCAGTGCGCGAGGAAAGTGGATTACAAGACCGAGCGTCTCGTGCTGAGCATCACGGTGCTGCCGAACCAGCCTTATGGCAGTGACGTACACGAGATGTATATCTCCTTTGTGTGTGGTGAGTTGGAGGTATGGGATTTGGAAACCGGGGAAATATTCAACCATAACGATTTTACGGATAAGAACGGTGATCCGAAAGAACTGAGCGAAAGTACCATTCGCAACATCTTGAACAAGCCGGCCAACCAGGTACTCATAGAGAAAAAGCGTCGTGGGTGGTCGGAATTCTACCACGAGCAAATGCCACACATGCACCGCCACAGTGGAGAGTTCTCCTTGTCCCAGATTACGATGGATGACGTGGATCTTCCGCGTCGCATGAAGGGTGGTGAATACGTACATGCTTATTATGCCTACGATATGGTGAGCCAGTGCCGTGTGGGGCTTGCTTACGGCCGTGATAAAGACGAAGCCCTTGTGGTTGCCTGTTTCCGGGATATGTTCCGCCTGATTGAGCGTAACGGGTGGGGGATGCCTGCCGGTATCGAGGTGGAGCAGCATTTGATGAGCAAGTACAAGGAGGGCTTCCTGAAAGCCGGTGAGGTGTTCAAGTTTGTGCGCTTTTGTGCACCGTTGAACTCTCAGGACAAATATGCCGAACCGTTGAACGGCGCATTCAAGACAACTATCGCCCATAAGAACCATGAAGGGGTGGGTCGTTGGTACGGTAAAGGGGCACGGCGTGTGGATCAGAAGAAAATCAGCGACAGTGGGAACCATACTTACGAGGATCGGAAATATTATACGTTTGAGGAACTTGTGGCCGATGACCGCCGGGACTGTGCGGAGTGGAACAACACGCTGCACCCCAACCAGAAGAAATATCCGGGTATGACCCGCTGGGATGTGCTTGTGGCGAGGATCAACCCGACTCTGCGCCCGCTTGACAAACTGACCCTGAGCCGTTATATCGGCGAGAGGGTGGAAACAAGCGTAAGACGGAACAGTACGGTACGTGTGGCGTACGCTGACTGGTGGCTGAGTGGTCCGGAGGTTCTTGAGAAGTTGGAGCCTAATAACCGCAAGGTGACGGCTTTCTATTTGCCGGATGAGGAAGGCAAACCGACCGATGTGTTCCTGTATCAGAATGACCGCTATATCGACAAGGTGCGCCCGGTTGTGACTTATAGCCGTGTAATGGCGGAACAGACCGAAGAAGATAAGGCAGCTTATACGGAACAGGCAAAGATAATGAGTCACTTTGACAAATGGGTACGTGATAACGCTATCGGTCAGGTAGGTGTGGCACCGGTCCAACGTGAGGAAGAAGATGAGGAAACGGAAAGCCTTGTATTACCTACGGCACCTGTTCCTGAAGAACCCGATGAAGCTTACGAATGGCAGCCGACCAATATGGCGGCAATGGCTATTGGAGATATGTAAGAATACGATTAGAATAACATTATAACAGCGTTTGAATTATGATTACAGAAGCGCAAAAACAGAAGATTTTGGGAGCGATAGCTGCCAACCGTGCGAACTATCCGAGTGACGCGAAACATGCCGCCTCCCTTGGCATCAGCACATCGGTGTACAGTGCCATTAAGAACGGACAGACGGATAAAGCCCTTAGTGATGCCAACTGGATAAGTATAGCCCGTCGTTTGGGTGTGGGCCTCCGTGCCGATATGGAGTGGAAGGTTGCCAAGACCGCCACGTTCGAGTATATAACCGCCCAGCTGGAGTTCTCCCAGCAGTCGAGCCTGTCGGCTATCCTATGCGACATTCCAAACATCGGAAAGACTTTTACCGCAAGGTATTATGTGCAGAACCACAAGAATGCCGTGTATATCGACTGCTCGCAGGTGAAGACCAAGCTGAAGCTGGTGCGTAAGATAGCTGCGGAGTTCGGAGTGGATGCCAAAGGTAAATATAGCGATGTATACGAGGATTTGACTTATTACCTCCGTTCCATTGAGAATCCGCTTATTATTTTGGACGAGGCCGGGGATTTGCAGTATGAGGCGTTCCTTGAGCTGAAGGCTTTGTGGAATGCCACCGAACGCAGTTGTGCCTGGTATATGATGGGTGCGGATGGTTTGAAAGAAAAGATCAACCGTTCGATAGAATGTAAGAAAGTGGGCTATACCGAGATGTTGAGCCGTTATGGAGACCGTTACAGCAAGGTGACACCTGATGACGGCAAGGAGCGTGAGGCGTTTTTGAATGCCCAAGCTCGGACGGTGGCTAAAGTAAATGCCCCGGCAGGTGCGGATATAGCGCAGATTGTACGCAAGACACGTGGAGGTCTGAGGCGAGTATATACCGAGATAGAGAAACTTAAAATGGCATAGGAAATGGTTAAGATAGTTTTAGAGGACAAAGGCCAAGACCTGTTATGGCTCAAAGTAAATGAAGGTGGTCTTGTGGAGGAAGCCGGACCATTTCAAAATGAAATATGGAAAGATGCTTATGTCCCGTATTGGGGGCTTCACGTAGGGCAATTCTGCCCGATACACCATCCTCCGCATATCATCAAAGGGTTTCTGAAATATAGGATTGAATCAATAGAAAAAGAGCCATGAAACGAGCATATAGTCCGAAAGACATAGCCGCCAAGAAATGGGTGACGTTGCCGTGGGGTGAGAAATGGAACAAGCCTTTCGGGTTCCCTGCGGAGAATGCCTCCTGGTTCATCAGCGGTGCCAGTGCCAGCGGAAAGAGCAGCTTTGTGATGCAGCTTGGCAAGGAACTGTGCAAATACGGCCTTGTGTTGTACTTGAGTTATGAAGAGGGCGTGAACCAGACATTCCAACGCCGTATGGAATATTTGAAGATGAACGAGGTGCAAGGCAAGTTCCGTGTGGTTGTGGACGAGACCTATGAGGAACTGATAGACCGATTGAAGAGGCCGAAGTCCCCGAAGTTTATCATCGTGGATTCGTATCAGGTGTCGGAATGGGAGTATCCGGATGCGGTAGCCTTGATGAAGCGTTTCCCGAAAAAGTGCTTCATCTGGATCAGCCAGGAAAAGAAGAGCCAGCCGATGGGAGGCGGTGCGATCCGTTTGCGTTATATCTGCGACATGAAGATCCGGGTGGTCGGTTATAAGGCATATTGTCAAGGCCGTGCCATCGGTGAGGCCGGCAGCTATTATGTGGTGTGGGAAGAAGGAATCATTCAAACGAGTAATAATTTGTGATATGGGAAAAGACAAGGTTTACATCAGCGGGGCAATAGCCCACTATAACATTGACGAGCGCAAGGGTGCGTTTGCCAATGCGGAACAGAATTTGAGAAATATGGGCTTTTCCCCGGTCAATCCTTTTAAGAACGGGCTACCGGATGAGGCCCATTGGAGAGAGCACATGCGGGCGGATATCGCCCTGCTTCTGGATTGTGAGTATATCTATATGCTGAAGGACTGGGAACTGAGTAAAGGCGCGAAGCTGGAACTTGACGTGGCGAGTTCATGCGGCATTAAAGTATTGTTTGAATAACAGTTTAAAATATAGAATTATGAATGACATTGAAAAAGCATTTCGAGGATTGGGTAGAACCAAGAAGGTGGAGTTTATCTCTGAAAAAATTGATTATGCATCGGCACATGCCGTTGCAGGGTATGTGTCAAGTTATCTTTTTGATGTGCTGAATGACCTTGGCAATGATGATTATGTGGCAACGTATCTTAAAGAAAAAGGATATGAAGTAACGAAGAAAGAAAACAATAAATGATAGGAACTATGGAAGAAAAACAGAAAGTTCAGGTCGTATTTGAGTTTGATCGTTCCGAGTATGATGCGTATCTCTTTTTGATGAACCAAAAGAAGACGGAAGAGGTAGAGCAAGTATGGAACGCCATGAGCGGTGAGCCTGTGGTTGCGGATATTGATTTGCTTGAGGAGGACAGTCAGTCTGTAAAACTTATGATGATAAGTCTGGCTATCCTTTCGGTGGAGAAAAAAGTGAAAGGATGATATGGCACAGGAAATAACCAATTTCGCCCGGTTTTACGCTTTGTTCAACAAGCTGCCGTTCAACGGAGACCGGGAAGAGTTCAAGAAGTCCATCGTGTTGCAGTATACATGGAACCGGACAGACAGTCTTCGTGAAATGACGAGGCTTGAATATAAGACCTGTTGTGAGGGATTGGAGAAATTGGCCGGTGTGGACGAGCGTCGTCAGAAGATGCAGGAGGAACTTAAATATTGGCGCAGCGTGTGTTTGAGACTCATGCAAAAAATGGGAATCGACACTTCGGACTGGGCGCGTGTCAATGACTTCTGCCGGAATCCCCGGATTGCGGGAAAGGCGTTCAGTCAAATCTCTTCGGACGAACTGGAACAACTGGCTGTAAAGCTGCGCTCTATCCGGCGCAAGGGCGGGCTCAAGGAAAAAAAGAAAGAGGAAGTAAAACAACCGGCGGCGGTGACCTATATGCTCATAAACACCAAAGCTCCTAAAAATTGACGGATATGGATAAGAGATTTAATGAACTGCTTGAGAATGTCAAGAACCAGATACTTGACGTGTTCCCGGAAATGGACCGGGATGATCGGGAAGAGTTTTTCAACAGGCTGAACGAGTGGTCTTATGAGAAATATGAGGAAGCCCTGTTGGAAAGCGAGTTGGAAACGCCAGATTATAGCGAGGAGGATTAGTATGGGAATTGACGATCAGAACAAGCTGGTTAATGCCGGTTTCCAGATAATCCGTAAGGACGATTATCCTTCCCCGAGGATTAAGTTTTGTACAGGCCGGAATGGAAGTTGGAAGACGTATAAGAAGTTTGAGACAAAGGCTGAAAGAGACAGGGCGTTTGCCTTGCTTTTGAAGGATGAGAAAATAATCAGTGATTAACCATCAAAATTTGTTACAATGGCAAAAAGAGAAAAGAAAGTGATCATTACCGGCGTGACCAGGGAGGCCGCCGACGAAGCGTTTGCAAATTATGCGAAGGCAGATGCGCAGAGTGCGAAGATTACGGCGGACATCGAGCTTCAGTGCGCGAAGATCCGTGAGAAGTACGCTAACAAACTGGCAGAGCTGGAAGGAGAGAAGGAAAAGGCGTTCGACACCTTGCAGGCCTATGCCACCGAGAACCAGGCAGAATTGTTCTCCAAGAAAAAGAGCCTTGAGATGGCGCACGGCGTTATCGGTTTCCGTACCGGAACGCCAAAGTTGAAAACCTTGAAAGGCTTCACGTGGGCGAGTGCGTTGCAGCTTGTCAAGGAGTTTCTTCCCGGTTACGTGCGCCAGACGGAGGAGATTGCCAAGGACAAGCTGCTTGCGGACCGTGACACCGAAGAGATGGCTCCGCAGATGGCCAAGTGTGGCATACAGGTGGCCCAGGACGAGACATTCTATGTTGAACCGAAAAAGGAGGATGCCGCATGAAACATAACGTAGAGAAGACCCCAAAAGTAGCCCTGTGCCGTGCTTGTCACGGCACGGGTGTCATACAGAGAACGACCGAACTTCCTTCCCGGATTTTCAGAAAAAAGAAAGTGAATATTACCGAGGAGTCTTGTCCCCAGTGTGGCGGCAGCGGCCGGGTGATAGTGAGCGCGAAGATGGAACTGGATATTCAACCATATAATCCAAAGAAGGAGTAAGCGATGGCAAAGCGACGCGGAGTAAGTTATGAGAAACGTGTGGAGGAGATAAACAGGATATACGACCAA